AGGGATGGTTATTTGTTCCAGGAGCACGGAAGCTTAGCTCCTATTGAAAAAGAGATTGAGATAACGCTTAAGGACATAGATCAGCTTAATGCTATCAAGATCTGGTTACGTGGAAATGGGGATTTGGTACTATCAAGTGAGCCAGATGTGTTCTATATAGCTAAAGTAAGTGGCGGTATAGACTATAAGCGATTACTTCACCTAAGAACAGCAAAGTTAAAGTTCGTGTGCCAACCTTATGGCTATCTGGAGAGCGGATTGACGCTTCAAACCATAACTGTACCAGGAAGTCTTGTGAATCCGGGCACAGCATCTTCAAGACCAATAATCACAGTGTTTGGTACTGGTAGCATTACTCTGACAGTGAATTCAGCTAATGTGATTCTGAGTAATGTTATTGACTATGTGACCTTGAACAGCGAAATCGAGGAAGCATACAAGGATCTCCTTGGAAAGAATAACGATATGCAGGGCGAATTCTCAATACTTAATCCTGGCACAAACTTAATCTCTTGGACCGGAACAGTAACAAAGCTTGAGATAGTGCCCAATTGGAGAAATCTGTAGGAGGTGGAGGTTTGATTAGGTTATTTGAAAAAGATGCAACAACCTTCACATCCAATGGAATAAATGTTCTTAATAACCTTATAAAGGCTACCTCCAAAGAAGTCCTAAACGGTCTTTATAGTGCAGAATTTGAAGCAATTTTCGATACTACTGGGAAATGGAAAGAGATCATAGAAGGAAGGATTATTCACGCTGATGGCCAACCTTTCAGGATATATAAGACCCGTAAAGGCATGACAAGCCTTTATGTATATGCGCGTCATGTATTCTGGGACTTGGTCTACAACGAGGTCAGGGATATCAGACCTACAAATAAAGGAGCTCAAGCTGCCCTGGAAGATGTTCTTGGGGCAGCTAATTATTTGCACCCATTTACAGCTTTCTCAGATATTTCAACGCCAGCTACTCAGTACTTTATAAATAGGAACATTGTTGACTGCATCATGGGGAGCGACAGCATTATCTCCAAATGGAATGGAGAACTGAAACTAGACGGCTGGCTCATCTCGATTCTAAGTCAAAGAGGCCTGGACAATGGAGTAACCATCTCATACAGGAAAAATATTCTGAATGTGGAAGTAACAGAAGATTACGATGCACTAATAACCAGGATTAGGCCTAAAGGCAAAGACGGATTGGAGCTCCCCGAAGTTTATGTTGATAGTCCATATGTTAGTTCCTACGTATTTCCAAGGATTAAGGAAGTGGAGTTCGATATAGGCATCGACGAGGAAACATCTGAAGAAGAGGCTATAACACAGCTTAGAGAGGCTGCTACTTCCTACTTCATTGATTCTAAGTGCGACCTTCCAGTCACTAATATCAAAGTTGATATGTTAAACCTGGAGAATACTGAAGAATACAGGAATTTCAAGAACTTGGTTAAGGTGGAGCTTGGGGATACAGTAACCTGCAGGCATCTCGACTTAGGTATTGACCACAAATCAAGAATTATAAGCATTGAGAAGGATCTGCTTCTTGGCAGAACTTCAAAGGTTGAGATTGGTGACTTCAAGGAAAGGATGTCAGGGAGCATTACAAAGATTTCTGACACACAAAAAGTGTTAGCCCAGACTGTGGAGAGGAATAATTCGGACTTAAATGCAGCAATCCTAAATGCGACCACACTTCTTACGACTGCCCTTGGGGGTTACGTGCTAAAGCGAAATGGCGAGATCCTTATCATGGATACGGATGATCCAGCAACAGCTCAGAAGATATGGCGATGGAACATCAATGGCTTAGGTTACAGTTCATCAGGAATCAATGGTAACTTTCCGATTGCAATAACCAATGATGGAAGGATAAGCGCATCTTTCATTACAACAGGTGAGCTTAGTGCAAATATTGTTAAGACCGGAATCCTTCAGTCAGCTAATGGGTCCAGCTGGATTAACCTTGCTGATGGTACTTTTAGCCTAGGAGCTGGAAGGATTACAAACAATGACATAAGCTATGCTGGAACATCAATAGAGCAGGCGCTTAATGGGAAGGCTGATATGAGCACAGTTGAAGACATCAATCAGTACTTCAAGTTTGATGACGTAACAGGTCTAACCATAGGGGACAATAACAGCAACCTTAAGATAAACATCACCAATCAGCAGATGAACTTCAAGGACGGAGAAGCTACAGTTGCTTACATCAATGGTCAGATAATGTATATCAAATCAGTGCAGGTGCTGGATTCAATGGTTGTTGGAAACCATAAGGTAGAAAAATATGATGCAAATATTACTCTGGTTAGGTGGATTGGATAGGAGGTGAGTGTGATTGGCGTTATCAGGAAGTTATTCGTATGATTCATGGTACTGGTATAACGATGTTTTTTATCTAGGTTGGGACTGGAGTGCTACCCAGGATATTAATGCTAATACGAGCACCATTAGCATAGCATTCAAACTTTGGCGAAATAACACTTCGGCTGATATCAATTCAACTGCTGGAAAAACCGGAACCATTGCATGCAATGGAACAACCACAACCTTCAGTCCAAACTATGTTACCCTTTTAGATCCAACACTTGTAAGGATACTAGGAACTACGACAAGGGTAATAAATCACAACGCTGAAGGGCAGGCCTCATTCACAATTGGGGGAACACAACAGTTTAATGTTAACTTCGCAGCAGGTTACATTGGGACTGTGACTATACCTACACAGAGCTACACGCTGGATACAATTCCACGTGCTTCATTAATAACAAGCTTCCCTGACTTCACTATCGGATCCGGAGTGACAGTCACAGCTCCAAGGTATTCAACAAGTTTCACTAATACCTTCCAGATAAACATTGGTGGAACAGTAATTGAGACTACCGGTGACTTGGCTCAGGATAGTTACACTTTCTCTGCAGCACAGCTCGATGAGATTTATGCAACGATACCATCAGCAGTTTCCACTACGGCTACTGCTTATGTGACCACAAAGCTTAACGGATCTCAGATAGGAAGTACTCAGAGCGCTTCTGCTACTGCAAATGTGGGATCAGACATCATTCCAACCCTGTCGAGCGTAACAGCTGCTGAGACAGTAACTGCGGTTACCAATCTGGCACTTGGCACAAATAACTTTGCTCAAACTCTGAGTAGGATCCAATTTACGATCAATGGAGCTGCAGGGGTGAAGTCCAGCTCGGTCTCCTCTTACAAAGTGGTCTTCAATTCTGTTGCATACACCAATTCATCCAGCATAGTCGGCACCACAGGTGCAATAACCTCGACTGGAGCAATAGTTGCGACAGCAACGGTAACTGACAGCCGAGGGAGAACAAGCACTTCAAAGACTGTAACATGTACGTTATTAACGTACAATGCTCCTGAAATTACTGCTTTTTCTGCTTTCAGAAGTACAAGTGGTGGTGTTGCGTCACCACTTGGAACTTATGCTAAATACACTTCAGCTGCAACAATAAGCAGTCTAAACAGCAAGAATCAGATAACATATTCAATAAAATCAAAACTAAGGACTAGCGGAACATGGACTACCACCCATGTCAGTACCAGCCTTGCTGTTGGAACTACTTCATTAAGTGTTACTCCGGTATATGGAACCTATACGGCGACCACCAGCTACGATCTACTGTTAACGGTAACTGATAAATTCAACTCAGTGACTGCAGGATATGTGCTCTCAAGTGGTGAAGTTGCAATGTCCTGGAGTAAGACTGGAATAGGAGTCGGAAAGGTCTGGGAGCAGGGTGCCTTGGATATAGGTGGGGATGCCTACTACAAAGGAACAATATTAGAGAGTATTTTTGTATCAGGAGCTGCGACACTTATCGGAAGGACCTTATCTCCTCTGGTAACTTTATCATCAGCATCAGCCTGGGGAGACCTTCCTAATGGGTATTGTGGATTCATTTCTCATTCATCCGTAGGAGCACCTCCAGTTTCAAACTATGGCTACTTCATCAAGATTGCCTCAAGAGACATGTCTAGAGGTTGGGGAGGAATTTGGATAGACTATAGCGGCACAGGTAATGCATTCTTTGGTAGGACTACAGATGGAAATGTGGCTGCTTCATGGACTAGGATTTACACCTCTGATGCTGCAGTTTCACATGCTCACGATAATACTTCAATTTCCCTTTCTGACTATGTTAGTGGCACTACTCCAAAGGTTGCTGGCATCATCTCAGGAACAGGAGCTCCTCCAACAGCAAGCACAGTGCCTACAGGAACTGTGTACCTGAAGTATGTGTAAGGAGAAGATTAATGGGAACAGTAACAATAAACGCAAATGTAGACAATAACTGCCTTCAGGATGGACCTAACAGCGTATATCGAACTGCAACAAGTAACACTTTAAGGCAGACAAGCACCACAGCTCGAATAATGGCCCTTAACTGGGACCTAAGCTCTATCCCTGCAAACTGCAGGATAAACTCGGCTACTCTGTATCTCAGGCTTTATAGTCTTGAGTCTGGGGCAGCGACAATCTATGCGCAGAGATGGCTTGCAGCATGGGGCGCAACCACAATAACCTGGAACAACATGCCGTCAGCTGCAGGTGATGGGGACAACTCGGTGAGCACAGGAACCACTCTTAACGTTGATGTAGCAGTACCAGTAACAAATATCGTGAGAGCCTGGTATGAAGGTGGAGCAGGGAAGTATGGAATCAAGGTCCTATCCAGCACCGCAACAATGGCATACTTCAGAACTCAGGAGAGTGCAGCGCCAAACAACGCATACAACCCAAGGCTCTATGTTGATTACAGTGAGGTCCCGGCTTTCCAGGTAAATGTAGGTGACGTTTGGAAGCAGCCTTCAGCCATGTATGTGAATATTAGCGATACCTGGCGTCAAGTGGTACAAGCCTATGTAAATGTGGGAGATGTATGGAGAGAGGTAAAGTAAGGAGGAAGAAATGATAAGCCACATAACAATATATAAGTATGACGACAGCTATCAGATCAGGTACTTCAAGGATACAGTTTCCAATGAGATTGTGATTCAGAAAGCAACTGAGGAACTAAGAACGGTCATTGAGAGTCTGGTAGATCTGCTTGAAGAGGATCTACTTCCTGAAGAGAAGATAATAGAACTGACAGCTGAGGTTTTACGAGTCAACATTCAAAAGGAAGAAGTGGTGAATCTAAATATTAAGTACAAGGAAACGCTCCTGGAGACTGAGTTAACAGCTGAACAGATGCTTGAACTCATGGAAATCTATCCTGAATGGGAACCAGTGCGTGACTACTCTGCTGGCAACATTTTGAGGTATGAGAGTAAGCTTTATGAAGTCCTTGCACCCGGTCACATATCACAGGTAGATTGGACTCCGGATGCCACTCCAGCTCTATTTAAGAAGATTGTGCCTGAAGGTGTGATCCCTGAATGGATCCAACCAACAGGTAGTCATGATGCCTATAACATAGGAAACAGAGTAACATTCAATGATTTAGTATATGAGTCCATCATCGATAGTAATGTTTGGAGTCCGGAAGCATATCCAGCAGGATGGCAACAGGTTAATTAGTTTAGACCAAATTCCCTCTTTATTTAAAAGAACATATGTTCTATAATGATTACACAAGGAAAGAGGGAGTGATAAGAATGCAGACCAATCTCTTAGAAGTTGAGACACTAGCATACAGCAAACCAGGAGAACCACCGAGGCCTGTGACATTCAGGTTCATGATAAATGACGAGTACATGAAAGGCTCCATCAAGAAGATCAGAGACAAAAAGACTGAGAAGTTAGCAGGGAACATCATGTACACGTATCTATGTGACGCGGTGGTGGAGGATAGACCAACGACTGTAAAAATGAAGTATGAGCGGGACACCATGAAGTGGTACCTGTACAACCTATAAATAAAAAAGTGAAGGAGACCTAATATGGCTGAAATTAAATATGAGGTAACTGCAAAATACGGAGTGCTTTCCACAAACAAATCTGGCTGGACCAAGGAAGTAAGAAGCATATCCTGGAATGATAAGGAAGCGAAGTTTGATATTCGCGAGTGGGCACCAGGGGATGAAAAGATGGGAAAGGGCATAACGCTGTCAACCGAAGAAATGCGTGAGCTCAAGAAAATACTAAATGGACTCGATTTGTAGTCTGAAACTGTGCCATTTAAGCACCTCCAGCATATATAGATTCTGGAGGTGTTTGCTTTGTATGAATGTTTGATTTGTGGTGGAGAACTAATAGCCATAGATTATGATCTGGTCTGTGAAAAGAAAAAGCTAATGAGAAAGTACCACATGTTCTGTTTTAACTGTGGCGATGAATCCATTATGGATGTCCCAGATACGCGTGACAGTAAGCTTCAGAAAGGAATTCTTGCGGAAATGAGAAAAGAACCAGATATTTATGTTTAAAAACTAATCTCCTCAGCATAATAAGCTTGGGAGGGGATAGTGTGGTAGTTGTAGAATGCGGTTGTGGTAAGAAACAGGTCCTGCACGATTATCGGATTACAATGGATGATTGTGTAACGTTCAGGGAGTACTCTGGCAAATGTAAATGCGGTGAAAAGCTAAGTATGACGGATGTTAATCTTAAGGATCTTGAAAAAAGCAGATACTTGAACTAAACGATGAAAGCGTCTTGGAAAGCCAAGGCGTTTTATTATGCGCAAAAATAAGGAGGAACAACGAATGAAAGAAGTGTGGAATAGCATACAATATGCCTTTGCGGCAATAGGAGGGTGGTTGGGATGGTTTATGGGAGGATTTGATGGATTTCTATATGCCTTGGTAGTTGTCGTAACAATTGACTACATTACTGGTGTAATGTGCGCAATCCTTGACCGTAAGATCTCCAGTGATATTGGGGGAAAGGGAATATTCAGAAAGGTAGTCATTTTTTCACTTGTGGCACTTGGAAACATCATAGATATCAATATTCTGGGTAAGGTTGGAGTAATACGGACTGCGGTGATTTTCTTCTATATATCTAATGAGGGAATAAGCATCTTGGAGAACGCTACAAGATTAGGTCTGCCTATTCCTGAGAAACTAAGAGATGTTCTGCAGCAGCTAAACGAAGGGGGAGACAAAGATGGGAACTAAGAAAATATACCTGTCACCGAGCAATCAGCCGGACAATAAATATGTTGTGGGCAATACAAATGAGAAATTTGAGATGGAGGCAGTAGCAGTTAAAATCAAGCAAATCCTGGATGCAGAATATGAATGCGAGACTGTAGTAGCTACTACAAATCTAACCATTAACGCTTCAGGAAGGCCAAAGGAAGCCAAGGATAAGGGCTGCGATGTCTATTTGGCCATTCACTCGAATGCAGGTGGAAAGGGAAAAGCCAGCGGTGCTGTGGCCTTCTATCATCCTAACAGTGATGGAAGCAAGGAACTGTCTAGAAACATTGTCAGAGAGCTTAATGCAATCTGCCCGATACGGTCAAACAGAGACACTGCTGTGAAAAATGGTATGGAGCTCTATGCTGGATATGGCCTTGCTGAGGTAAGGAATCCAAACAAGATAGGGATAACAGCAGTACTCGCAGAGACTGACTTCCACGATAACCCGGCCACAGCAAAATGGATCATAGACAACAAGGATAAGATAGCGAGGGCTTATGTTGAGGCTCTTGTAAAAACTTTTGGAATTACGAAGAAGGTGCAGACAACTGAAGGCAAACTTTATCGGGTCCAGGCTGGTGCGTTCAAAGAAAAGGAGAATGCAGAGGCGCTTGTGACTAAGCTTAAGGCTGCAGGATTTGAGAGCTTCATAAAATATGACTAATGGGTAACGAGGAGACACATATGACAAAAGAACAGTTTGAGCGAGAGAAAGATTACCGAATTTCCAAGGCAGTGGCGAAATCAATCCTAAATCAAAATATCATAAACAATGAAGATTTTCGCAAAATAAACAACCTGCTGATTGCTAGATATAAACCAATGATTGGCAGTTTATAGCTATATATGTAGTTGCTATGTATCAAAATGAGAGTTAACATTGGTGCTGAAAGGAGGAGATCAAATGGCCCGAATCATAAGAGTAATCAAGGCTTCAGCACCATCAAAATTTGTGAAAAAGAAAGTTGCTGCATATGCGAGAGTGTCATCAGACAAGGACTCAATGCACCAGTCACTTTCTGCTCAAATAAGCTACTTCAGTGATTTGATTCAAAGGAATCCTGAGTGGGAATTTGTTAGAATATATGCAGATGAAGCTAAGACCGGCACTAAGGATACCAGGGAAGAGTTTCAGAACATGCTAAGTGACTGTAGAGAAGGCAAGATTGATCTGATAATCACAAAGTCAGTCTCAAGGTTTGCTAGAAATACACTGACAATGCTTGAGGTTGTAAGAGAACTTAAAGCACTTAACATTGATGTGTACTTTGAAAAAGAAAATATTCATTCGATAAGCGGGGATGGTGAGCTAATGCTAACTATCCTCGCTTCTTTTGCTCAAGCAGAAAGTTTATCTGTAAGCGAGAACTGTAAGTGGCGAGTAAGGAAAAGCTATGCAGAAGGTGAATCCATAAACTTACGATTTATATACGGTTACGATATTTCAGGAAGGTCCATTTCAATTAATGAATTTGAAGCTCAGATTGTTAGACGGATCTTCAATGACTATATTAGTGGGATTGGTGCAACTAGGATAGCCAATGACCTTAGAACTCAAGATGTTAAGAGGCCTCGTGGCGGTGTTTGGACTTCGGCTAAAGTAATGAAGATCATTAAGAATGAGAAATACGTTGGAGATTCACTCCTTCAAAAAAGATATGTGTCAAACCATTTAGAGAAGAAACTGATAAACAACAATGGAGCATTACCCCAGTACTATGTAAGGAACTCACATCCTGCCATAGTATCCAGAGAAATCTTTGATGAAGCGAATAAGATTTTGAAGGAAAGGACCGCGGGAGTAGCTAGCAAAAAAGTAACTTGGAGTCCGCTTAGAGGTTTAGTCAAATGCACAGAATGCGGGAAATACTACAGAAGAAAACATAATCATGGAAGAGTGTATCTAGTCTGTGGGAGTGTCATCGACTACGGTAAAGATGCTTGTAAATCGAAATATGTGAGAGAAAGTAGGTTTACTGAGTTACTAAAAAGAACTCTTGGGATTGACTGCTTGGAGAAAGATTTGATCAGAAAACAGATACAGACAGTACTAATTAATTCAGATGGATCCATAACGATTAACTTGGTAAGTGGAAAGAGCATATACTTTGAGGAGGGTTGTGAATGAGCTTAGCAAAAGCAATTACGGTTATTCCGGCTGCAAAGAAATTTAGCGAGATATCTTCAAGCACCTGGACGACGAAGAAGCGAGTCGCAGCCTACGCCAGGGTATCCACTGATAATGAGGAACAGCTATCGAGTTTTGAAGCGCAAAGGAACTACTACGCGCAATACATAAGATCAAAGTCTGAGTGGACGTTTGTCGAGGTTTATGCGGATGAAGGTATTTCAGCGACAAGCACGAAAAAGAGAGACGGCTTCAATCGAATGGTCAATGATGCGCTAGATGGGAAGATTGACCTGATAATTACCAAGTCAGTCTCGAGATTTGCAAGGAACACTGTAGACACACTGACCACGGTTAGAAAACTTAAGGAGCAGGAGGTAGAGGTCTATTTCGAGAAGGAGAACATTTATACATTAGATAGCAAGGGAGAGTTGCTCATTACGATAATGTCCAGCCTTGCGCAAGAAGAATCGCGAAGCATTAGTGAAAATGTAACCTGGGGCCAGAGAAAGAGATTCGCAGAAGGAAAGGTGAACTTACCTTACGGACAATTCTTAGGCTATGAAAAAGGTGAAGATAATCTTCCAAAGATTGTCGAGAAAGAAGCTCAAGTGGTCAGAAAGATATATAGACTCTTTCTTGAAGGCAAGACTCCAAGCGGGATAGCGAAGATACTAACTGATGAAAAGATCCCTTCTCCTGGAGGTAAAGAGAAATGGCCAGTAAGTACAGTCACAAGCATTCTTACAAATGAGAAATACAAGGGAGATGCAATACTACAAAAAGCGTTTACTGTGGATTTTCTAACCAAGAAAAAGAAGAAGAATGAAGGGGAAATCCCCATGTACTATGTTGAGAACAGCCATCCAAGCATAGTGAGTTCGGATGTGTTTGATCAGGTACAATACGAACTAAAAATCCGGAAGAAACATAACGGGTATAAGACAGGAGTAAGTTGCTTCTCAGGTAGAATAAAATGTGGTCAATGTGGCTGCTATTATGGGAGTAAAGTCTGGCACTCGAACAGCAAGTATAGAAGGGTTATCTGGCAATGCAATCACAAGTATCAAGATGAAGAGAAATGCAGCACTCCACATATTTATGAGGAGAACTTGAAAAAGGCATTCATTGAGGAGCTGAACAAAATTCTACTTAACCAGGACAAGGTCATCTCAGATCTAAGACTGATTTCACATGAGATCTTCGATTCAAACAAACTGATTGAGAAGGAGTTATACCTTAAAAATGAACTCACTATTGTTGAAAACCTAATTGAAAAATGTATAAAAGACAACGCCTTGGTTGCATGTGACCAGAATGAGTACAGTATAAGGTACAATGAGTTATTAAAAAGACATGAAAATAAAAAGTCTGAACTTAACAGATTAGTACAGCAGAGGGCGGATGCCAGCACAAAGAAACGTAGTTTAGAGGAGTTGGTAAGGAGGATTGAGGAGCAGGAGATCATTCTAACCTCGTTTGACGAGGAATTATGGATTTCCTTGGTAGATAGTGTAGTAATCCAGCCAAGTGGAGAAATGTTATTCAATTTCCAGGGTAAGATTTTTTAGCTAATGTAAATGACTATGTGGGTTCTTTGGAACAGCATAGTCATTTTTTTGTTTGCATCATGTTGAAAAAATCGTATTAAGCGCTTAGATTCATATTTTAGGATAAATGATGATAGTTACGGATTTTGCAAAGTATATTGCACAAAAACCATAAAACACAGAATAAAATGCTTGCCATAATATTTAATGTGCAGTATATTATAAATAACCCGCAATGTTTTCAAATAATGTGCAGTAAAATGGACGAATAGAGGTGAGATATTATGAAATAAAAATCGTGAACGATATATTGTACGCTTGGGATTGAGGCATATAAGTTGAAACTGGTAGGTTTGTCTTTGGAGCATGGGTAATAAAATATCAAGTATAGTATTGGAGGACTTATTAAATGCAAAAAAAAATAACTCTTAGAAATCTCCTTGATAAAGAAGGATTGATCGTTGCGCCAGGTTGCCACGATGCCTTTGGAGCAAAAATTATTGAACATGTCGGGTTTGAAGTAGCTTATATGACAGGTAATGGTACTTCAGCCAGCTTAATTGGAAAGCCTGACCTTGGTCTAATTACTGCGTCCGAGATGGTAACTCATGCGAGAGGGATTGTTTCGGCAGTAAACATACCCATAATTTGTGATTGTGACAATGGTTATGGCGGTGTAAATAATGTTATTAGAGCAGTAGAAGAATATGAGGCAGCTGGGGTATCGGCAATACACATAGAAGACCAGGATATGCCGAAAAAATGTGCAGCTCTGGGAGATATAAAGTTCATCGCCAAAGAAGAACTTACTGAAAAAATTAAAGCTGCCGTACATGCAAGGAAAGATAAAAACTTTACGATTATTGCACGTACAGACTGCCGTAGTGCTTTGGGGTTAAAGGAAGCAATTAGCCGTGGCCAAGCCTGTGCAAATGCGGGTGCTGATGTAGTCTATATTGAATTACTAGAGTCTATCGATGAAATGAAGGAAGTAGTTAGAAGTATCGATGCCCCAGTGATGTTCGATATGCTGGAACATTTCAGGATGCCTTATATAAATGTTAAGGAATTGGAGAATATCGGATATAAACTGGTTGTTTTCCCTCTTTCCTCCACACTGACATATGCTAAATCAATATTAGGTTTAATGACTTCGTTAAAAGAAACTGGCACAACAGAAGCTTTCCTGGATAAAATGCTGACTTTAAAAGAATATGAACACTTACTAGGATATGACATGATTGAACGAAGAGAAATTGCTATACGTAAGCAGTGTTAATAAGACAAAAGAATTGGCTCGTATGAAAGGAGAACTCGAAATGGAAAACAACAAACGCATTATTATTCTGATGGTCGCTCTGTTTTTCACTTTTGTTTTTGGATACGTTTGTCCAACGTGGGCAACTGTCACCCCCATGGGTTTAAAAATCCTTGGTGCTTTGCTTGGCTGGCTCGTTCTAGCTGCTAGCGGATTTGGCCTGATTGTCCCCAGCCTAATTGCACTAGTTGCGGTTCAACTTTCTGGCTATTATACCGTCGCTGAAATCTTTTCGAAAGGCATTGGCTCCACCGTAAATATACTCGTAATATTCATTTTTGTCTTGGTGGAGGTGTTCTCTTCTAGCAAGACAGCCGAATACATTGTCAGGTCGTTCCTTTCCCGGAAATTCGTCAATGGGCATCCCTATGTGTTGACTGCAACATTTTTGGTCACGATGGTGGCTCTGGGGACTATTGTGGGTTCCCTCGGTATAATCATGCTTGCAATTGTTCTCCTTGAAAACATCGCAACTATTGCCGGCATTAACAAGACGGATGACTGGGCTCGCTTTTTGCTGATCAGCATTGTCGCTCTTTCTGGCGTCACGGAGCTCCTGTTCCCTTTCAAACCGTTTGCGCAAATTTTCATAGGCCTTTTTAACAGCTCCCTTAAGATTATGAATGTTTCTATCAATGAAGGTACCTATTTTCTGACAGGTACCATCATTGCGGCAATCGCTATTATCCTTTTAATGCTAGAAGCTCGATTTCTATTCCACTTTAATTTTGATAAGTTGAAGGCACTGGATACGTCTGTCCTAAAAACAAATGAATTCTCCAAAATGTCCAAAAAGCAGGGAGTCATTTTGATCACAGTACTTCTTTCTTTCTTTCTTCTATCCTGCCATCATTTTGCTGTTCCCCTCAGATTCCGCTATTTTCACGACACTAAATGGTCTTGGACAGGCCCTCTTTATGGCTGCTTGCGTCGCTTTCCTCAGTATTCTTAAAATTGACGGAGAACCAGTCATAGAACCCGCCAAAACCTTTGCCAAAGCCGTTAACTGGGACATCGTTTTCGCTATTGCTTGTGTAACCTTGCTGGGGAACGCATTAGGGGCAAATAATTCCGGTTTTACGCCGTGGTTGCTCGGCATTTTCACAGAACAGTTCAACAATATTGGCATTATTCCCATTCTGATCCTGACTGCTTTAGCAGCCTGCTTACTGACGCAAGTCTTCTCGAACTTGGCCACCGGAATGATCCTCTGCTCTGTCCTTGCGCCAATGTCCAT